CCCTAAGGGTCTGCTGGAGAAGGCTTTACCGCCTTCTTTCATGGTTATTTAACCTGAAAGGTAGTTCATCATGAGTACTGACGATGTTCGCCGTACTTTAGAGGACAGCTTGCGTCTCGATCTTGAGCCCTTCTTGGTAAGTGACTTTATCACGTGTGATATGTCACTCAGTCAAGTTGCTTCGCTCTGGTTATCCAAATCCATGTTTAAAAAATGGGTTGGGTCTTCTTCGGAAGCTGATGACAAAGCTCTCAGCAAGTTTATTGCTTGCAATGAGCGCTGTCGTAGTTTCGAGCTGAAGCCAGATGAGTTGTACATTGATACTATTATCAATGAGCTTCGAGTTATTCTCGACGCCATTGTGAATAGCGGCAATGAAGGGGCCGGTTCAACCTATAACCTACACGGGATTAAATATCTCTGCGGGTTAGGCGCCGGTATGAACGTAGGAAGTGTTTCTGAGAGCTTTTATACAAAGCTCTTCAGTTCCGACCTATCGACATCTCATGAATCGTTATACCGTTACTACGGTGCCGCTATATCAACGAATCCAACCTGGGTCGATGGGGAAAACCAAAGACTTCTTAGGTTTGGCGTTAGTGTAGTGGACGGAAGCCGGTTATCATTTGTTCCTAAAACGTCTGATATATCCCGTACAATCTGCACTGAGCCTACGCTGAATATGTTTTTCCAGCGTGGGCTTGGGAATCTTATGGAAGTCTGGCTCTATCGCGAATTTGGCATCCGCCTTAGTTCGCAGCCAGACCTTAACCGTGAGATGGCTAGGCTCGGGAGTATCGATGGTAGCTATGCTACTATCGATCTCCAGTCTGCTTCAGATTGTATCTCTACCAGGCTTATCGAAGCTCTTTTCCCTCGCCAATTCGTGGCGACGTTAAAGCGTTTCCGTTCGCCTCGTACCAACCTTCCATATGGTACCAAGGTAGAGTTAGGGATGATCTCGTCTATGGGAAATGGTTTTACGTTTCCCCTCCAGACGTTGATCTTTTCAGCTCTCGTTGTCGCTACCTATAGGGTACTCGGTATAAAAATCGAGCGCCCCCGTGGTGCGTCAATCGGTAACTTCGGCGTCTTCGGCGACGACATAATTGTCCGTAAGGACGCTTATGATGTCGTTTGCAGGTGCCTTGGTTGCCTAGGCTTCCTAGTTAACGATGATAAGTCGTTTAACGTTGGGAGTTTTCGAGAGTCCTGTGGTTCAGACTTTTATAAAGGGTCCGACATTCGTGGTGTCTATCTCAGACGCCTCGATTCACA